CTTCTCGGGCATCTTATCTCTATCTACTGACATGACTATTAAGTCAGACATCTTGAGAGGATACCTATCAGCATCAGCTAAGCTAGTATCTAGCATAAACTGTAAGGCGAAACCTGAACGTCCATATGATAATTCACGCTCTGTTAAGTCCTTATCATCGAATCGCTTAGGATCTACTGGTTGCCCTTCTGAGAGCTTTCCTTCTTCATGTATCCTATCCCATATCATGGGGGCTAAACGTTCACCGTAGCTCTTCTCAGCGGCTCTAGCAGCGGGTACGCGTGCTGGCCAGATGCGAAGATTATAACCACGCTCTGTTAACGTGTTATATAGTGACATTTCACACTGCGGAGTACCCAAGTACATGATCTTCCCGTTGGGAGATAGTACTGCATCGAATTCCTTCACAGCTTCACCGAGCTTATCTCTCATACCGCTTGTCATAGAGTTCGCTGGAACCTCGACATCATCTGCGATAATTAAGTTTGCACGGCTACCCGTCAACTGTCCTGAGATACCTACAGATTTAACTGAAGGAGACCCAGACGCCTTGGCTGGTGCCACATCAAACGCTATCTTAGACCACCTCTGGTCTTTCTTAGCTATTAAATGTTGACACATTGGCAACTCAAGGATTAATCTTTGTGTAAAAGTACTGAAATCATCTGCCCTAGCTTTAGAAGCAGATACAACCATGATTTTAAAGTCAGGATCCATTAGTAAACACCATACAACGAATGCTGCCGTTACATAGCTCTTACCAACACCTCGGAATGCTTCGAGAATAGCCCTTCGAGGAGCATCTTGAAGGAATACAGCCATATCATATTGTACAGGAGTCGGATCAGGTAGGTTCAGATGCTGCCATACTAGATAGAGAAAGTTACGAAAGTCTCTTAACTCCTCAGGTATAGTTGCGGTTTCTTTTTTAAACATTAGTCATAGCCCTCGCTAGTTTCATTACATCTTCGTGAGTACCTACACCTTTGGCCCCATTGTATATCCATACGACAACCTTAGTGTTGTCCATTGTATATCCTTTGGTTGGGTCAGTACGATCAAGAGATGGTGTGAAGGGGCGGTTTCCGTTATTTAGACCACCTCCTTTTAGTTCTAAGGTGATACCAGTTACCTCGCAAACACCTTCTTTTAGCTTTCCAGCTACCCATTCATTAGTTAGGTCATATTCCAGACCCTTCTTTAGACACCTTGAGCGCATCCCACAGACAAGACGGGAGGCTCTTGAGTCAATAGTCTCATATCGAGCGTTTTGCTCTAATCGACTACAAACCTTGCAGGTGTGACTATTATATACTTTGCCCGTTTTAGAGCTTGTTACCTTATGGAATGAATTGAGTTTCTTTTCTGTGTTACACTTTACACATACTCTGGACATTACAGTTACCTCCGTAAATAGTCCTATTGATTTTTATTTACTTTCTTTAGACTTCTTAGGAGTCTTCGTGACCTCCGGTTTGCATTTCTTGCAGACAGGGACGAGGAGATTAATGTAATTAGTCTGTAATTTCATCATTCCACATGCCGTACACTTATAGTTATCCATTGTTCTTCCTTTATTATTAACAGTTACCGCACGCGACCGAGATGATCACGAAGCCTAGTATAATTAGTAGGTCGATACCCATGCTTTACCCCTTCCTATGGTTACGAGCGGTATTAGCCTTTGGGCTTAGTACTCGTAAGTTTGAGAGTTTATTGTTACTAGGGTTCTCATCTTTATGATCCACCTGCTGCTTAGTCTTCAGTTTAGCTAAACCTTTGGCCTTACGTGCATTGTTGACCTTAAGTCTAGCTCTGTTACGTGCTGCTCTCTTAGCCTTAACGTGTGGCTGCGAGTCATACTTACGCTCTTTACTATAGTCTCTACTCATTAGTGTGGAGCCTCCGTAAAGGGTAAGTTATCTAGTAGGTTATGAGCAGGCGAGCCAGATTCTATCACTCCCGCGAACGCACCAGCGTCCTTCAGATACTGTCTGGCAACTGCAAGTTCGGCGGCTGTTGCTGCTCCGCTACGAACTCTAGCTAATAAGTCTTTAGCCAGTTCCGCTTCTAATAATTCTAAAGTATCCATAATAATGCCTCATTTAATGTTTCCTGATTCCGTCTAGTCCAACCTTTGCCATATAATGGGTAGGTCGTCATGGCCTCGTAATGGCCTTGTCTTACATGGGAATACATTTTGATTATTGATTCTGTTGACTCAGGAGTCTCTGTAAGCCTCCATACAGCCCTTAAAGTTATTGACCCTATGATGCCATCAGCCTTAGTCCCTACGATGTTCTGTAGAATCTTAGACGCTCTGGCGACACCCATATTCACGGCACAGTCCATTACCATGAGATCTAATCCTGTGGGTAGGACGTTACACTGACACTTAAGCCAATAGTCCGTCCAATAGATCTCTTCGGCTTGGCTTTCACTCAAGCTAAGAATGTCTAAGTGCGGGTACGCTCGTTTAGAAATACCGAAGTTAGTCTCTCCTCCAGCATCCTTAGGATCATTCACGTATCCACCTTCGTGTTTTAATATAATATCTATAGTCTCTTTGAACATATCTATCCCTTCATTACTTTGGCGATCTTCTCTCCACTTCTGCCTACTACGTAGCCACCTATGCCCAGTTGTAATAGCATCCACGCCTCATCTCTAAGGGGTGTCGCTAGAAGGCCTAAGGAGTCTCCTACGGCAAGTGTTAAGAAGGTTAGCATTGTGACAGGACGCCATGCGGCGACCAGCCAGTGGTTACTCTGGGCTTCTGAAGCCACTATTGAGTGTTGTCCTTCCAGTGAAGCACGTTCGTAGTCAAACACCTTCTGCATAGCCGCTGCTTGAACGTCTAAAAGGTGGCCTTTGGCTGCGAGTCGTTCTTCTTCACTGGTATGTAATTCATCTACCAACTTCGCAGCCGGTTTAAAGATACCAGCGATCAAATCTGAAATGACCATGCTATACTCCTAATAATTTAAAGATTGTTGTAATACCGATTGTTTTGATACCTAAAGTCAGAGCTATGCCCACACTTGTCCATTTTACAATAGAGATTAGGTTCTTAATATCTCGGATGCGTTCCCATTGTTTCTTATCAGAGTTCTTAAGGGCATCTAAGAGGACACGATTATGGGTTAATTCCCACTCATGCTTCTCGACCTTAAGATTCAACTCTTCCAAGGTCTTGTTTTCGTTCTTCATATGTGACCTCGTAATAAAAGAAAAGGGGATCCGAAGACCCCCTCGTGAGTGTTACGTAGGTGTATCTGTAACTAAGTCAGATGAACTAAAGTTATGACCAACTAAGTCAACAGACCCGCTGACATCACTAATAGCTGTCACTGAGTTCTCTATCTCATAGTAATGATCAGGAGCCGAAGCTAACAAGCTCAAGTCCTGAGTAGCACCTGAGTTGTAGATGGTTGCTAAGTTAGCAGATTCATCTGTGCTCCAGATTGCTACCTGATTGATAATAGAGTCAGTATAGTTATTGTGGATGTTGTTTGCTCGACCGATACGGAAGATGTTATCGCTAGGGTTTGCACCACTAATAGCACCTGTGTATCCATAGTTGGCGTTAGCTCCAATCGTAGACTTAACTACACCATCAACTGCTACCGAGAATCTACTGTAGTAGTCATTAATGTCACTAGAGGCACTACCAGTCGTTCCACCATCGAACGTAACCATGATATGCTGCCAAGTGTTCGCCGTTAACGCATTGCCTGCCACGGTAATTATACTGTTGTATACAGTCCCGTAGTTCAATACTAGGCTTACACCATTAATGATCTTAAGCGTGATAGCTCCACCATTATAGTCATCGCCTGCGCCATAGACTAACAATGTCTGAGTAGACGTTGTAGTACTAGGCTTAACCCACATACCAATTGTCCAAGCATTCCCATCACCATTAGTAGCTCTATCTAATGCGTTCATAAGAGTAGCATTACCTTGGAGGTAACTACTAGTACCATTAAAGCTAAGAGAGTTAGCGTTGGTGTAGGATGAGGCTGCTTCAGCTATTGTCACAGTCACTGTAAAGTCAACAGTTCCGCCTATAGCGTTACCAGCTTTACAATTCACTACGATAGTATCCGCAGAAGTACCTGCGAACGCTGGAGCTGTACCACTTAAGACACCTGAGGATTGGTCCAAAGACATCCATGATGGTGCGTCAGACTCAGCGAACTGATTAACTATATTGTCACTTGTAATGATCTGTAAGTTTAACACTTCAGCTTCAGTAACAGTTACAGTTTGATCAGCTACAGTAGGTACGAAGTCAACATTAGGTTGTGTACCTTGGCCTATAACCTGCTTAGTTATAATAGGTAAGTTAACAAAGTTAGTATTACCGTTAACACCGTAGTGTAGATTGATGTCAGAACCATCAGGGTGAACAACTGTAGTAGCTATTAACTCATCATTAGTCTCACTCCAAAGCTCTAAAGTGTTATTAGGCATATACCTTAAGCTCAATAAGCCTATCTCAGTACCTGCTCCACCTACACGATAGGAATCTATGGTTCCACCACCTGCTAAAAAGAAGCCACTAGCGGCTGTATTGTGTGACCAATTACTATCAGCAATGATAGACTCGTTAGTCTGATACTTAAACGAAGTGACTAGGTTATCCTCAGCAGTTATTACACCTGTAGTAGCTGCTAGATAATCCAGACCAAACGTCTCGCCTGCTCCTTGCTTATCCAACGGGATCATATACTGCTCACCAACTGAAAGAGATAAAGTTCTCTCTAGTATCGTATGGGTTAATACACCATTCATTACTCCTGACTCTGTACCTGCGTAGTCGTGCTTAATGTCCCAAAGGAAATCATTGTT